GTTATCTTTTCACGCTCTGCTTTAAGGGCGGCTTGGAATTCAGGAGTGCCAATAACTAGCCCTTCTGCCTGAAGTTCTTTAATCCTAGCCGTGTCCAGTTTAACCTTACCTTCTTCAAGCAATTTATAGCCATCTGGATCAATCTTAAAAAGCAATGAACGAGCAGCGAAATTATCATCAGCACTTGGACTAAGCGCCAATTTTGCAGCAAAGTCGAACTGGTCTGCAATGTCTGTGCGCTGTGAGTTTCTAGCAGCTTCAGCGCCCTTTGTATAAATTGCCGCAATTTCTTCTGGAGTTTTACCCAAGTCTTTTGCGATAATGGCGTCACTCAAGAGTGTTCCATATGTTGTTCTATCGTTTGCGGCTAGGCGCTTTGAAAACCGATCAAGGTCTTGGCCATACTCTGGAAACTCCGCGTATAATGCCGACAGATTTTCAGGTTTTGGGTCTTTAGCAACTTGTTGCGCCTTTAAAGAAAAGCTCTTGGCACGGTCAACTTTATCCTGTTCTGCTTGAGCAGCGGCGCGTGCAGCATCAACCTTTTGCTGATTTTGATATGACTGAACACCCGCCAGAAATGATTCTGTGGTAGATGGTGTGCCAAGTGAATAATCGTAAGGTTGAACCATTTTTAGAAGCCCATCGATTTAGAGGCAGACATACCGCCAAGAGTTGAAGCTAGATTGAATGGCCCACTAAGTGCGCGGCCAACCCCTAGTGCAGAGCCAGCTCTTGCAGCGCCAGCTTGACCAAATAGATCAGCAATAGCGCCAGCCGATTGCTGACCAGCAGCACCAACGCCAGCAGCAGATTGCTGACCAAGTGCTGTCATACCGCCCAAGCGATCGTATTGCTGTGTAAGGAACTGATTAAGCAATGCAGGGCGGAACTGAGCCAATGCACCTTGAACGTTTCCGCCACGAAGCCCACCAGTTGCCGATGCGTTCTGTAGGATGGATTCTTCTTGTTGCCGTGCGAGCGCCTGAAAGATTGGGCTTTGCTCTTGCTGCGCTACATATGCCTGTTGAGCTTCTGTGCCACGAAGACCTAACGCACCCATCTGGGCTTCTAGGGCAGGGCCGCCAGCGGCAACATAAGGTTCAAGCAAGCGCCGCATTTCTTCGCGTGCGGCTCGTTGTTCCTCCACTCCTTTATCAGCAGCAGCTACTTGTGCCTTACCAGCCTTACTTGCCGCACTTGCACCGATAGCAGCGCTACCTAATGCGCCAACGCCAAGAGCGATTGCTGCCGCTGTTCCAATAGCCATATTACACTAGCCTCTTAATAAATGAGTGTTCGCTTGGTTTGTATCCATCACGGATATAAAGTCTTGCCATTCTTTCGCCATTAAGCGCATCAACTGATTTCATTTGGATTGAAAGAGCGCCGCGATTCTTTGCCTCTTGTTCCATTGCCTTTTTCAACTTCATGCCAATGCCAGGATAATTGCAATCAGGATCAGCCCACCAGAACAATTCCTCGCTAGAGATGTGTGCATGATTAAAATACACTGGGCTAAGAATCAACGAACCAAACGATACAAATCTTCCGCCAACATCAGCAACCATACAAATGAAATTAGGCTGACCGATAAATCCTTCAAGCGATAATATGCAATCATCTATGTCATACTCTAGGATGTCGTCCCCAAATGCTTCCTCGTGAAATATAGAACCAAGGATAGCAATTTGTTCAGCATCTTCAAAGGTAGCGTGACGGATGACGGGCAAAACAACCCTTCCTTCAGAAGTTAGACTTGAATTGGGATTAGCGTTATCATTTGTCATTTTAATCTCTTAAAATGGAGAGCCACCGGCTGCTCGTAAACGCTCGGTAGCCTAGCCATAACACAATCAATCTTCAAATTCAAACTCTCGTTCTTCCCACGCTTGACAAGAGCGTAAATCGTGACAGACGAACTCAAACTTGTGGCAGTAGCCACGGAATCCAGCGTCAACGTCCCATTGGTTCCAAGGTATCTTGTCCATCTTGGCTTGAGTCATCGTGCTGTTGTCGTAATACTCGCAGTTGGAGCAGCGACGACGACGAGCTTCGGTCTCATCAACTTGCATAGCCTTGCCAAGAGCAATCCAGTATTCGGGATTAGCGCCACGCTCGTTGCTGGGGTTCTCAGGGCCAAGCATCCAATCGTCGATCACAATCTTGGTGTTCTTCTTGTTCTCAGCAGTGGTGATGAACGGTTCGCTCTCACGTAGACCAGCGAAGCCTTCAATAATCATCATGGGCTTTTTCATCATGTTATCTCCCGTCCAGATGCGCGGATGTTAATGGCTGTAGCTGTTCCCGCAATAGTTGAAATAAATCCACCAGACGCAAGAACCTGACCGACTAGCTCAGGAAACGTATAGGTTTCCGATGGCTGAAGCGTTTTGCTTTTGACGATAAGGTTGTCATTACCTGCGCTGCCAGATACTGTGACAAGGTTGACGCTAATCGTCGCAGCCGTTGCGCTGTAGTTCGTTGCGGTGAACTTGTCGATGATAGCTGTGACGTTGGTCGCAGTGTATTGCGTTGTTTGCGCGTTCTCAGCAATCTTTGCTGGGATAAGAACTCTTGTTGAAACAGCCATGTTACGTCTCCATAGAACTTATATTGTCGGTCACTGTCAAAATCACCGACGGAACAGAAGGATGCACGGCTGAAGCCGCTTCAGATAATAAAATAACAGAAGTATCGTCTACTTCCCACATTAATTCAATATAGTCATTAGCGTTTAGTTGGATGACGTAGTTCCATGCAGCCAAAATCTCAGCACTATTACCTTGTATGCGGATTTGACCAGAACTGTCAGGGACATTGACACCGTTCTTGCGTAACCATATCCACACCAAACCTACACCGCCGGACGTTTTGTCTAGCTGCGCTGAAAACTGCACGTTGTATACGTTGGGCGTATCAACATAGATACGTGAAGTCGGTGTGCCGCGAGTGACACCATTAGACAGGTCTGATGTGTTGAACGTCATGGCATACGCGGTATTGATGGCGGCTGCTGTTTGTATCGTCGTGTCGTAGAACGAACCATAACGCGGGTTACGATGTTGCTTGGGCGGTGGCGTCTGCTGAAGTGCCGTGATCTGCTCTTGCAATGCTGCAATCTGTTCTTGTGATGCTGATGCTGGCGCTCGATCAAGATACTCCAGTATAGACTTCATCACCTCAATAGAAGATAATGCGTCATTGGCGGATGCACTTGCATTGCCAGCGTTAATACTAACTTCATCAATCAAAATAGAGTTAGCATTGGTGCTGGAAAACAGCAGTTCAAACTGCTTGATCTGCTCATGATCTTGCAGGAACGATGCAAGCTGGTCGCGGGTAAGGTTTAGTCTCTGAACCATATCAGTAGGCCAGTGGCTCTATGGCTGCTTCCAGCCTAGCAAACGACATATGGGCGTCCGACGTTCCCTGGAAGCGTTGAACTCGCCAGTTACGCATCCAGCCTTGTTGGAACCATACAAGACGCTTTGCACGCTCTCCGGTCTTACCCGCCTTGATGAACTTCTGCTGGCTCCATGTCTGCCCGTCGATTGAATAGCTTGTGTTAATAGTTGGGTCTAAGCCAAACGCAACTGAACCTGTAAGCCCAACAAGCTCAATATTCTGCAATATCGCGCCACGACCTTCGTTATATATAATGGTCGTGCCAAACTCCCAGCGCACCTTCTGTCCCCAGTGCGTCGATATATCCCTTACCAGATACCCAATTGCGCTGCTTGTAGGGTCGCCTAGCAACCACTTGTCATAGCACCACACGAAGTTCTGAGCGCGATAGCGAGAGAAGTCCACGATGCTGCTTGTCAACGTGAACCATACAGGCTGACCTAGTTCTTGCGTTGCGGCTGCGTCGAATACAATCGTGCGATCTGGGAGGTGGATATATAGATGCTGGTGCGCCCTATCGTTTCGTGCCTCTAGCTTTACGGTCGATAGTTGAGTCTCCGTGAATGTTGCCAGCAGTTCGTCAATCTCTTGCGTGCTGACCTTATTGGCGTTTGCGTTTGCGCCAAGATAAATCCCTGGGGCTTCGTTAAAGCCACTACCAAGGAATGCGATGTTCTCAAGGAATACGCAGCAAGCGTGCGTGCCAATGACGCCCTTTTCAATCTGTGCGCCTTCGATACGTTGGAACGGAAATAAGTTTCCACCCACGTTGTCGAACACTTCGATGGTGTGACGGTTTAGCGCATAGACTTCATTGCGTAGTTTCAGCAGGGCGACTACCGGATCAGGGTCAACTTCTGACGAACCATACTTTAGCGGGTTTACGGCAAACGGGTCGCTTAGGTCTGTGACGACAAGGGATTCGCCGTCAGTGGTCATCCAGTAACCATCCACCCACACTGTATCGAGAACAACGCCAAGATCAGGGTCGCTGTTCTGAGCAAGAACTCCCGTCGATATGTTCCAAAGGAATAGATTGTTATCCGATGCAATACCAATATAGTCGAAGCTGTAATCCAGCGTAACGTATTGCCCATCATTGCCAACATCGCCCAAGATCGTCACAGCGCCGTTGCTGGCAACTGATACGAACTTCGAACCCATGACGCGATAGCAAACGCCGTTGTAGTTTATGCCGCCGCGATCAATGCCAGGGCCAGTGCCGTTGCCGACAATGCCTTCAGCGGGTCGCAAGTAACCATTACTGATTCCGTTCGCCTTTGGCACAGGGACAAAGTTGACCGGATAGGACGTGCGAAAGTCCGGCCCATTGTCCGTGTAAATGCCACTAAGGATTGGAATCTGCGTCATTTCACCATTTTACCTTATCAGCCCAAAACGCCGCGCTCATTTTGCCCTTGGCTATATTCTTTGCGTGTCTAGCCTTGAATGATGCGCGGCGCTTCTTGTTGGATTCGCTTTCGCCTTTGCTGGCGGGTGAACCCATTACGCCCTGCTGCCCAAAACGGATTGTTCTGATCTTATCGCCTTCTTTAGCGACAACAACGTGCGACTTCTTCGGATGCGATGGTGTGCGCTTAGGCTTGTTATAGCCAGCGACACCTGCACGAGCAAGGCGCGAATCCTTTTTCACTTAGCGCTTACTTCTTTTTCTTCTTGGCTTTGGTCATCATCATTGGCTTGGCAGCTTTAGCAGCAGCCTTCTTTGCCATCGACATACCCTTTGAACCGTAGCCCATTTTTCCGCCACCCATTTTCATGTCACTTCTCCATTAACTGAGTTTACTTTTATCCGACTTTCCAGTTAGCGCCGTCGCTGAACACAGGAACCTTATTTGCGCCACCACCAACAACAGTGGCATTAAATGTAGATGTGCTGCCATCAGTAATGAATGCGCGTGTTCCAGCACCAGCGTTAACAGCAGTAGGAAGCTGAACATAGGTAACTGGAGTTGTCTGAACAGAAGCACAGGTAACAGCGTCGAAGTTTACCTGAATGTATTCAATGAGTGTTGTAACAGAGCAACGACGGGCATCGCCTTGGTTGGTTACGAACAAAGGTAACTGATCTCCACCGGAAACCTGTGTGACAGTTGGTAGCTGATTAATGGTAGGCATGGTTTAACTCCAATCAAGGGGGCCATCAGGCCCAGCATCTATAGGGTCGGCAGGGCGAGGGACGAATGGGTTATCCCAACGCCAAGGCTTGTTACCCTGTCCGGTTGGCATTGTCTGTGGAAGCTGTTGTTCAAGCGGATAGGTCGCACGTTGCAATAGCACGTTGTAAGCGCCCTTAGCCGATACCTTAGTGTCAGGAGATACGGCCTTGCCGTACCCTGGGGCAATACGAATGGCTAGGTTTGTGATGATAGCTTCCCATGCGCTGTCAGGCACATTGGTTTCTGTATCAAGGTCGCTGTCCTGTGGGCTGCTTGGCATTGCGTAGCCAAGGCGGATGCCCATTGCGTTCCATTCAGCCATCATGGAGTCTAAGCGCCGCAAAGCAGCCTCTAGCTGTTCAGGCTGAAGGTCAAAGACGTAATCTGCCAAGCCTATTTCTTCAAAGGCTGACGTTACGAATTGGCGCTTTGTATACCCCATTTATTCCTCCAACGCCGTTGCAATGCGTTCTGCTAGCTTCTTATCAGAAGTTCGCGCATTAAACGATACCTTTAATTCTTTAGCCTTAGCCTCAAGCTCATCGCGGGTCGCGTCTGATACTTCATCAACGGCATCTTCAAATGCTTCAGCAGATTCAATAATCTCTTTGGCGTCCTTGCCACCCTTGGCTTGCTCATAAGACGCAGACCAGCCCTTGGCGATCAATGCGTCGAATGCCTCTTTGTCCGCAGCGGGACGAATAGCGTATGTGCCACCACGAGGCTTCTTAAATGGGCCAGGTATGCGGTAAACTATGGTTGGGAAGTCAGTCACTTCTTTTTGCCTTTCATTGGCTTTGCAGTCTTTGCAGCGGCGACAAATGCAGCAGCAGTCGGTGCGCCTTTGCTACCAACCTTACGCATACGTTCTGGCGTCTTGCCAGCAGCCTTCTGAGCTTCAATGCGTTTGCGCTTCTTTGCGATATTTGCGTAAAGACCAGCCTTCATTTCTTTGCCTTCCGCTTAGGAGCCTTCGATGGCTTACCTGCTTTCATTGCTGCATCGCGTGCTACATTGAGCGCAATGGCGATGGCTTGCTTTTTAGGGCGACCAGCCTTTTCTTCCATCTTGATATTCTTGCCGATGCTTGAACGGCTGTAACCTTTTTTCAATGGCATTGGTTCGCTCCTACAGAAAATGAAAGGGGAGAGCCGAAGCCCTCCCCAGTCTTATTAAGTTTGGTTGAAAAGCAGAACGCCTGCCATTTCTGGGTTCGTCATGACCACACCATACAGTGTGTCCAGCGTGTAAAGCGTCTGGAAGGTCAGTGGATCGAACTTCTTGGTCATGACCAATTCGATACCCTGATCTGTCGATGCACGAAGAACGTCAACGCCTGCGCCATCTGGAACAGCATAGCGACCTGGGAGGAGTTCAATCGAATCCTTGCGCCAGAATGGGTTGATGTTCGAAGCAGCTACGTTCAAGAAGTTGAGCGGAGCAGCCGAAGCAGCAGCTACCAATTCAACGTTCTTGTACTGCAGTTCAGCATCAGTTGCTGGAGCAGTCGCTGCGATGATTGGAGGGCTGATTACCAACGTAGTGCCGCCAGCAGGGACGTCAATTACGCGGAAGGTCTTCAGTTCGCCAGTCGAACGCTTCGTGATGTGGTGGACTGCTTCGATGCCGTCGATGGTGAACGCGTCACCAGCAACAACACCCGTAGACGATGAAACAGTTACAGTCTGGTAACGGTTGTCAACGTTTAGGATGCCGCCAGTGCTGGTCGTTGTCGCCTGTGGAACATACTGGGCTTGAGCGCCAGTGGTGTTGATGGTGACAGTTGCAGAGTTAGCAGCGCAACGGTTTGCATAGTCAAGCTTGTAGGTCTGGAAGCTTGCGACTTCACCAACGAACGAACGCTCATATGCGTTAGCCGACTTGTTACCAGTGAACGAACGAGTCGCTACTGCCAAGTTGCCAGCCATGCCGTTGTAATCGCGGCTCGACAATGCGAGGTAACGATCGCCAGCCATAACGCCCTGTTCGTTCATGATGCTGTCGCAAAGTGCGATGTCATCATAGTCGCCAGCAGCGGTTGCGATTGGAACAACGAGCGTGCCTTGAGCAGCAGCCAAATCCATAACGGAAAGGTTGATGTCAGATGCAAGCTTTTGCTTTGCGGAATCGCCAAGACGACCTTCCTGCAACGCGTCACGCAGTTCCAGTGCGTTCATCTGCCAAGCAGAGCACTTGTTGAAACCGAGAGTCGATGGAACAGAAAGCTGCGTCATTGTCGAAACGTCAGACGCAATCGAAGTGCCTACAACGCGGTCGAACGACTGAGCGATGTAAGGTTGTGGACGCCAGATGGTGTCGCGTGCGCGTTCCATCGTTACGCCGTTGGTGTTGTATACGTTGATGTTCTTTGACAGGATCAAAGCATCGTTGAAGCCTTCGAGGATGTCCTCAAAAGCAACAATTTCTTCTTTCGAAAAAGCGTTAGCCATATTTAATTCCCTATTCTTTCTAAATTAGGTTTATTTCTTACGACGCTTATATTCCATGACCTTTGACAAGTCTCCGGTCTTCAGAGCTTCGGCGCGTAAGCGTTCAAGTTGTGAATCAATGGAACCAGACACACGCCCACCGCTTGTGGTGATTGTACGTTCTGGCGCGGTTGTTGCCCTACGGTTGGTTACTTTCAACTGAGTCTCCAGTTTTGCTACCGCAAAGGCAAACTTCACGGGGTCGGTGATTGCTGCAAGTTCCTTAGCTCGCTTGGTGCTTTTGCCAATTGCGTAGATAAGCAAAGCAGGGTTGTCAGAGCCTTGTAGAACGATCCCTTGTTGCGTTACGTCAAACGTATCTAAAGCCGTAGCCTCAGCTTCGTCATAGTCCCGCACCTTTAACGAGGCTTTCGCCTTCGCATAGGAATCAAGCTTGTCCTGCCATGCCTTAGCTTCAGCATCTCGCTGGGCTGCAACATTGGCTTCGGCTGCATCGTATTCGCGTTTATGCTCATACCAAGCAGCAAGCTTTTGTTCGTACTCGTCGGAATCATAATCGCAGCTTTCAAGCGTTGGCTTTGATACTAGGGCAACCGGCTTGGTCTCAGTTGCTGTCGTATTTAGCTTTGCTTCAAGCTCACGAATCTTCCGCTCTTTTTCCCGATTTGATTTACGCAATTCACGCACCCAAGCAGGCGCACGAACTTCTTCATCTTGAGGTGGCGATTCCTCTCCGATAGATATTACGACTTCATCTTCGTCATCTTCGTCTTCTGGTTCATCGTCGATGGAATTGGTCTCATCATCCGATTGCTCATTGAAGTCTGTGTCGATGTCGATTGTGTCGATGTTGTCGTCGTTATCCTGTTCTGCCGTTTTCATGTTTTAACCCCATTAACTCACCCAAATTGTGTGGAGGGTGGAACCACATTCGTACTGGGTCGCAATGCTTCCCCAATCTTTTCAGCAGTCTCAATTGCCGACTTGCGCTGGTCAATGTCGATGTTTGAGATGGTCTCTGCTGTCTTAGCCTTCGTTTCTTCAGAACGTGCCAAGGTGTATTCAGTGTTAGCTTGTGCTTGGATAGCTTGAGCCTGTGACTTAGCGGCTTCAGCAAGCAAGTAAGTGGTCTGTGCATCTTGCTGCACGTTTGCTTGCGCTTCCATCATCTGCTGTTGTTCTTCTTCCGTCGGCTTGACAACGCCCAACTGGACTAGTTGCTTACGGAAGTATTCCTTGATGTCGCCAATGCCTTCGCCTTCCATGTTCATGATAGCCATAGCTTGCAGAACCTGTTGGGTTGTCGGATCAGTGGTAACTTGCATCATGCCTGTAAGCGCACGGACTGTTGCGTCACGACGGCTGCTGAACGATGGGCCAACATCTACAGCGACATCAAATATAGCGTCAGCCAAGTTGTTCTCGTAAATCAGTTCGCCAGTTTCTTCGTCGATCTGTGGCTTCATCAGTTCAATTGAACCGACTTCCTCCATAGAGCCGACTGTCTTCATCTTGCGCTTTTCTTCAACGTAGATGTCTTTAGCCATTGACAGCCATATCTCACCGCAGCGACGCACAGCCTTAGCCATGTTGCTCATGTAGATGAACGTCTGCATATCCAAGCGGGTCTGGATAAGCTCAACAGCCTTGCCGCTGATATTGCTGACCATCTTGTCTGATTGCTGGTTGTTGCCCAGTATCTCAGCCATGTCGGATTCGGTGATCTGCAACAGTGCAGCCATTGCTGGCGGAATCTGTGGCGACTTGGTATAAGCAACAGGCCCAGCAGCTTGCGTCTCACCATTAGGGCCAGTGATAGGATTGACCAAGAGATAAGGATAGTTGCGGAGGTTATCTTCAGCCCACATCACTTGGTGACCAGAGACTTGCTCAGGAAGCAGGATTGGCTTTTCAACGGATGAAAGCGCACTAATCTCGCCCAGCTTCGATAGCTGCATATTCTTCAGGCGCTGCGGGTCTTTCGCTAGGCGCACTTGGCCCATGCAACGCTCTACGTTGTCAACGAACCAACGCTTACCATAGACAGGAACGATTGGGATGTTCTTGCCAGCAATGTAGCCCATGTCGTCAAGGACACCGCCGCCGCTCATGATATACTTGCGGACGCGCTTACGCTTAACGCGCTTCTGACGCACTTCGACCGTGCCAACAGCGGCAAGAGTTTCTTCTAGCGTTTCATCTGCGTCAAAGTCTGCTTGCGTGTAGCGTTCTTCTTCGCCTTGGATTGTCAGGAATATGCGGACAGTCTCGCGGGTTTCCTCAACACGATAGTATTCAGCGACGAACACAACGTCAGGCGTATCCCAGTCAAATTCGTACTGGTGAATCTCTTTAGGCCATGTCTCTGGGTCATCATTCCATTCAGCTTTGTAAGCTTCATAGGTCATGGAATACAGAACGAAGCAATACTTAGCGTCAGCTTTGTCCTGGCGCTTAGCGTCAAGATCGAAGAACACAGAGCTATCAGCGTCATAGATTGGCTCTATGCGGATGCGCTGACGTTCGTCCTCGTCGTTCTCATCATCTTCATAAGCAGTTCGCAAACGCCATGCGCCGAAACCACCGCCTACAGCTTCCTCAAAGCCATTGTCGTATGCTTCTTCTGCGCCGCTATCCCGTTCGTCTGCACGATAAAGACCGTTGCAGGTCTCAGCTAGTTTTTCATCCGTGTCGCCATCTTTGCTTACAAAGTCTACAGCGATGCGGTTATTTCGATATTCGTTGATGATACGAATGACGCTAAGGTGAATCTTGTTTACCTCGAAGCGCGGCTTGTTTTCGTATTGGTCACCCAGTGGGCCTTCCCATTGTGCGCCAGCGATTGAGTAGAAGCGTCTATCCTGAAGGCACTGGAGACGTTCATCACGCACCGACGATTGAACGCGGTCGAACTCCGTCATCGCCTGTTGATGGATGTTCGCAAACCTTTGTTCTCTATTCAGTCGAGCCATTTACCACCTACTCACAGTTGCCAAAGGTTGCACATCGAAAGTCTTTGGAGGGACTGCTCGACGTATGGCCTCGCACGCATAACGTAGCGCGTCTATAAGGTGATTATCACGATCCGCAAGGATTGGCAAGATTTGTCCTGTCAAGGGGTCAGTTTTATAACTGTAGCACGTTAATTCGTCAATCGTGTGCTGGCAGCGAGGGTGAACAACGATGTCGTATGACTTCAACCATTCGACGCCTTCCTCAACAGACTTAGGCCCTTTGACTGCTGGCATAATCTTTGGGAAGCCATGTTTACGCATATGGCTAATCGTTTCAGGTCTCGCGCTATCAGCAACGATGGGCCACTTTTCAGAGTCCGGCACGGTAAAGAACAGGTCTGGCGTGTCCATAATCTCACAGCCTACTCGATACGCTTCGTAATCGACATAGATTGTGCGACCAACAACATGGCAGCGAATTAGAACAGTCGGGTCAGATGCAAAGCCCCAGTCAGCGCCAAAGCGATGCGTTGCGTCATCTGGCGTTTCAAAGTCCTCTATCTTCCAGTTGCGGAATACTCGCGCTTCGCTGTTCGATGCGTAGCTTCCCAGCCAAACGTGCTTGTATTTGTCAGGGTCACGCTCCCGATCGTATTCCATTTCCGCTTTAAGCACGTCAGGGAACCACGGGTTGTCTCTGTAGTTTACCTGTGCGACGATAGCGTCAGGTGGTGGCGTTTCACCACGCAGCAGCATATCAATCGGGTCAGTGCTGTTCAGTGGATTCCATGTGAACCATAGCTCTGACTCAGGTTTACGGATTGTCGGACGCAATAGGTCGAGCGATCGTTGCGATAAGCTCTGCGCTTCTTCCACCCAGGCGCAGTCATACCCTTCGAGCGACTTAATCGAATCGCTTGTGTGATTCTGCATTCCAGCAAAGATAATTAGACCATCGCCATACCGTGACTTGATTTGGCTTTCCTGAACCTCGAAGTAATCCTGAACGCCAAGCTGCTCAATCTTTAGCTCCAGCAAACGCTTGACTGATTGGGCTAAGGACTTCTGTATTTCACGGACGCACACTGTTCTGCGCCGCTGATCCATCACATGAGCTTCGATAACCATTTCCGCAAAGGCGTGGCTCTTGCCGCTTCCCCGTCCGCCATGAGCGCCCTTATAACGGCTGGGCTGCAAGAATGGCTTGAACCAGCGCGGAGTTTTAATCTTTAGAGTTGTCATCAGTCATTACCCGCTCAATGCGTGTAACCATGTTGCCAGTGACATCCAGTTTCGATGGAGCGTCAAGCCCAATCATTGCGTTGATAGCCTTTACAGCGTTTACTTTGTCACTTGGCTTTGCGTCAGAGTCTAAGCCTTTCGCTATCGTGGAAAGAACATCAAGGCTATCTGCCATCGTCCAAACTACACGTTCAGCAACGGCTGCCCGTAATTCAGCAACCCTTGTTGAAACGTCAGTATTGCTCATTAGCTTTGATGCGTTAGCTTGGCACGTTTCAGGCTTAGTTGTAGGCTTAACGTCAAAGGCTGCTCTGTAAGCGTCTGCCTGTGTTTTACCTGATGCTACTTCGTGAGCGAATCGCTCTTGTTTAGGTGTCAATGCCATTTGTCTCAGCTTCCATAAAAGGTCTGGTATTTGTTCAATACACCAGCAATCATGAAATGAAAAGGTCTCCCTGCTTTTGTGCATCTTCAATGCGCTTACAGGCTAACGCAAAGAATGCCTCGTTCTGTTCAATGCCAATAAATTTGCGACCGTCCATTACCGTCGCAACACCTGTTGAACCTGAGCCCATAAACGGATCGCAGATTATTTCTCCGGTTACGTTTGTGATAATTTTTTGCATGACAGATAAAGGCTTCACAGTTGGATGAGGTATTGATGTATCTTGTCCTCCATTTGCCAAAATATAGCGTTTCTTTTGTCGAAGCTCTCCCGCCGGATGGAATCCTGCATTCCAAGCATGAACATAAATTTCAGTATCAGGTTGGTAGTGTCGATTGGCGACGGGCATTGGGTTGAGCTTATGCCATTGGCATATAGCATACCGTCCAAATTGTTCTGCCAGATGCGGCAACAGCACAGCCCATTGGTCATTGTGAGCAAATACAACGGCAGCGCCAAACTGTTCACCATTCAATATACTATGGTCAAAGCCATCAGCTAATCCAGCCGCTGCAATTTCGTCCATGTTTTTGCGGTTTGTGCGGAATATACCAGCGCCTCCAGTTTCAAATTCATAAGGTGGATCGGTCACAACAGCGTCAATCTTGCCAAGCGTCGGAAGGATGTCGCGGCAGTCGCCTAGATACAGCGTGGCGTTGCCAATGATAACAGGCTCAGTCACCGTGTCTATCACCTAAGAATTTGCCCCTGCCTT